GCATCTGCTGCATCTTGCCACCCCTGTACGTATGCTTCTTGCTTCATAATCTTTAATGTTTTTTCCATTAACATAACCTCTCCTAAACATTCTCTGGTATATCATCGATGTACATATATTCTGGATTGAACGCAAGCCATGTCATGAGTGTTCCGTTTGCATCTGCTCTTCCATAGCGATTCTTGACTGATGCAACGCCCATTGATGTGCCAACAGTTCCAAGTGTACATATAAGCGCAGGGAGTTGAGAGACTTTTCCTTGAATAGCACTTCGCGGTTGACAAGGATTCCCTGGAACTGCTTCCGAAGTGTGATGTAATACGACAATCGCTGCATTAGTTGCTCTCGCAAGGTACTTCAACTCCTTCATAATGGCTCGCATAGATGCGAACTCTTCGCCACCATCAGTGGCAACATCCATAAGGTTGTCCAAGATAATGAGTGATGGGCTACATCCCCACAACTCCTCAAAGGCTTGAACTTCCTCATCGATATCTTCTAACGTTGGTGAGGATTCGAACGACCAGATTATATGACTTCCTTTTTGGAGGACTGCTTTCGTCCAACCAACATCAGTATTAAGTTTCTGTTCTACATCTGACTGACTCTTCCCCGAAATCATAGATGCTAAACGCATAGCCATCGTGTGTGCATTGGTATCTGCTGAGATGTACAATGTTGGCACGTTGGTCTTGAGTGCAAGTGCTAGAGCAAGGGTAGATTTTCCTGCTCCTGGCGCACCTGCAAACATAGAAACTTCTGAACGACGTATAATAATCTTGTTCTGTTCAAATGCTCTAAATGAACTAGGAAGGGGTTCCCCTCCAATTGAGGCACGTCCTACTGAGCGTACTAGTGTTCTCACTTGTTCCCCTCCTAGTTAATTTAAAATGGAAATTGTTCTGGTACTAGTTGACTGGCTTGCATTGGTCCGCGCCCTGAGGCATCGGACAGACCCACATCGCGTATGGATTCCCCGTCTTGCTGGAGATTCCCGACTTGTACTTGCGAGGTCCGTGTTGGCATGTTGGTCCACCCTGTACTGGGGTTGCTGGAGCCATAGCGGACGGAGCCTGCGCCTGGGGTGGAGCGAAGTTCGTGGATTGCCCTGTGCCTACTGTTGTAGGCGCTGTCCCCAAAGGGGCTACGTTGTATGCACCAACTACCAAACGCTGAACTGCAGCAATCTGAGTTGAATAGTCGCCAACACCTTCGAGTAGAACACTTAGTTCATCGCTGGTATTAGCACGGATGTTAATCATATCCCCTGATGGGGTCTTATATGATACTTGTAACTTCCAGTCTTCGGCCATTTATTTATCCTTCTTAATAGAGAATTGGCAGTACTCGGTAAGCCCGCACATGTACTGACAACTGTTTGTGTTGGGCAAGAATAACGCAGCCTTGCGGGCTTTGTCAAATGTTTCTATGAGGTATTCCATCTTCTCGTAGGTGTACTCGGATAGGTCCACCATCTCGGAGATGTTATTCCCACGTGACATGTAGTATGTTCCCCACTTGACCTCAATACCAAAGGTCTGTTCTAGACCCAGTTTATAGAAGGCAAGTTGAAGGTTGCTGGTTGGCGTGTTCTGAGATGTCTTTAAGTCGACAATTACAAGTTCACCGTTGACTTCAAACACTCGGTCGATAATCATCTTGACCTGCACATCCTTGACTACAGGAGTCAGGGCAAGTTCGATTGCTCGGTTGCCGTCTGGCGCTGTCCAGATATTCCATGTTGGGTTAGTCTTACGCCATGCGATGTAAGCCTCAACCCACTTAGGTCCTTGGTTTTGCCAGAAGTTGATATCTTCCTTGTTAGGGTTTGCTTTAGTGGCACGACCACCAACACGTGCATTGGTTAGGTCAGTGTCACCTTTAGACTCAAGCCAGGCTTGGTCCCATAGTTGTTGTACGCTCATGCGTTCTCCTTGTCGTAGTTTTCACACGCCAGGTGGAACGCTGACCCTCCAACAGACCAGACGGATGGGGCTTCCTGCTTGTTGAGCAGTCTACCCAGGTAGTATTGATACCCACACGTGAGGTAGGTAGTGAACGCAGAGTACGATATGTGCTCTGGTAGAGTATATTCTTCTAGTTTGATTGACATAATTACAGTATAAGACTACAGTTGGGTATTTGTCAATTGTTTAAATAGTTGACATTTGAAAAATCATGTGTATACTTAGTTATGTAAGTAATTATATAAAGGCCTTCGGCCTTATATATATATAATATATATTATAGTAAGGGGAGAACTGTGTCAAACTTTTTAGAAGTAGCGTTGGCTTCGCTAACTGGTATCACTGTATTCTATGTTTTAGAAGCAATCTATTACGAAATAAAGGCTCGTATCAATGGAAAACGATACGAACAATTCTTGGAATATCTTGAAGAGGAATACCAAGACTAACCTGTAGAAACGACAAAAGACCCCCTCGCCCTAGTATAATCACTAAGGTAAGGGGGTTTCTTGTCTCTATAGCCCTGCTAGGGGCCTTAAATGGTTACTCTGAACCTTTGCCGTAGGCAGACTCTTTAGGGTCTAATGCCTTAAGGATAGGTGCTGCGATGGCTGCAAGGAATGCTGAACCTAATGCTTTAGGGTCTGTAATTCCTGCAAGGTACATTGCTAGCACTGATGCGATGGCAGCGCGTAGGTACGTGCCTGCGATTGCAACTAGTTTCTCTGTGTTCATAAGTCCTCCTTAGGACGTAGGATTTGACGCATGGACTTTGCAACAAGTGCAAACTGCAGTCTTATACGTTTTTTTACTTGGCGATGGTATTAGTACCGCCTTCACCTGATTGATTACCTTAGGCTGATTAAGCCACCAGAACCAGGGTGAAGTATCATTGCCCATCCCCTCATTGATTGACACATGAAGATGTCTATTGTGCTTATTGGAGCCAGTGTATTCACGGTCTCCTTCTTTCGCACGTTCTGCTGACCAAATCTTTCCCTTGAAAATCAGGTACTTAACTCGCTTGTCTTCCTTTAGTTTCTGGAAGATGTCAGCGCAGTCGATGCCACGCTTAGGGTCGTGTGTTAAATCTACAGCATAACCTGTGTTATGGTCTGAATCAGGATTCTGTGCTTGATGCAATTTCGACGGAAGAAGTCCATCGCTGACTTTCAAACGAGAAGGACATATCGCTGTGGCTTGTCGAAGGACAGCAATAGCGGCAGGTGTGGCTCTCTTGGCAACAGGCTTCATTCATTTCTCCCCTTGTGTAACATCATCTGGTATAGGATTTCTACTTTTTCTTCTAGTCGAATGACTGAATCTTTAACACTTGAACCACCATTAGGCTTGAGTTCGTTGAGGTAGTGCTTGACTAGCCACTTAATTGCCCCAAGGAATCCACCTATAATTGTTAATACTGCAACGGCTACCGTTGCGTAGTCTTGTGCTTGCATTAGACTGTCCTAATCGTGATATCAATGACACCACCATAACCAGTGAAGCCACGGTCTGGAGGTGTGAGGCGGGTGAATGAGATTTGTTCAATGACAGCCTGACGTGACTCACCTGTGGTTAAGTCCTGCCAAGTCACAACGTCACCGTTTTCTTCAACGGATTCTAATTGTGCGATTCTATCGAAGGCTCTGCCTTCGTAACCAACTTGCACATTGTATCGGTCTGTCTCCACGTCATAACAATAGACGGGGAATCTCATTACTCGTTGTCTAGGCGTAGCGATAGTTGCTTTAGCCTGGTAGCCCTTCATGATTGGTCCCTTAGTAGCATCAGTACCATCACGGTACATGATAAACTTATAAGCCAGGTATTCCTGTGCTTCTTGTGGGTTAGATGTGGTTACTTCTACTGGTGGTACTGAGGAATCATAAGATATAATATCATACTCAGTCCCATCTGCAGTAACTGTTTCCAATGTCATTGAGCCGTAAGTAAAATCACCACGTGCAACAAGACGCTTGAAGTTCTTTGGTTCTAGTGTATTATATCTAATGTAGCCAGTCTGCAAGTATCCAGTTGTCATTAAGTCAGCATCATCTTCAATGTATACTGAACCAGGAGTTGCTGCTATAGCGGTAGAAGATGTTACTGCAGTTGATGTAACGGTTGAAGTAACTGCGCTGGTATAAGTAAATGTTGAAGTAGTTGCGCTGGATACTGTCCATGCACCAGTGCTTGAGTTGAAGTTAGAGTCAACGCCTTCTACCCATACTGAACTACCAGCGGTCAGGCCATGTGCAGATGCAGTTGTAAGTGTCGCAACGCCTGATGTCATAGCCTTGTTGGTGATTGTTCCACCCACTGTTAAGGCGGTAGAGGAGAATACTAATTGGTTAGTCTCACCTGCAAATGCACAGGCAGTAGTTACTCGACCAGAGATGCCACCGTAATATATATCGTTTGCGTAAGCAAATCGAAGTGGTGATACCTCAGTACTTAAATCAATGCGAATAACACCAGGTTCCCCAGATACACCAGTAGCACACCACACATAGTGGTCACGTGCAGCAAAGTCATAGACTGGCTGAGATGTCTCTATAATCAATGGGCCATAACTAACTGAACCGTCTTGGTCGGAGACAGTTGCAACTCTAATACCCTTGTTGGTTCCGATAACCATATAGCCTAGGTAGTAATAGATTCTATGAATGATTTCACCTACTGGCATTTCTGCTGCAGTGATTCCACTTGTAAGTGTTGGCATAACACCAGCAGTACTTAGTGTAAATTTAAGAATAGATGATTGGATTCCGCTGTAACCTGTTACGTAAATGGCTGGACCAGAAGCGGTAATGCTTGTGAATATAATATCAGCATCGCTGTGTGTATATACAGGAGATGGAAGAGTAGATGCTGATGTTGGTATTTCATATATCTTATTGTTAATACACATGACAATACGGTCTTTAACATATTCCATTACTGCATTAGTCACAGTAATACCATTCTCGCTAATCATAAGGGTATCACCAGTGCCAGAAACTCCAGTTAGCAATTTCTTATATATGCGTAATCTTGGAGTTCCAGTATTTAAAACATTAGTAATCCAATAAGCATAGGTTCCATCATCACATATAGCATGGACTGGATAATCTGTTCCAGCAGCATAATCAATAAAGTGAGTAACGGTTCCATCTGTAGTAATCTTATCAACATCGTACTGGTCTCTAAGCAAAACGCCGTCATTACCGCTCCACTGAATTGAACGAAGATGTTGACCAGGTTGACCATTAGAACTTACACTACCAGTAGTAACATGACTTGTATTAGGATTCCTGAGAAGAGTTACTTCTCCCTGATTCCAAACATTTACACCCTTGCTATCAGCAAAGCGATAGTGGTCAGGTGAATTAGATGTGGAGTTTGCTGGGTCGTAGAAAGTTATACCGTCTCCACCATGGAAGGATTGCTGACTGCGAATCCACCAACCAGTAAGTGATTGCTCACCTGGTTCTGTTTGGTTATCAAACTGTTCCTTCTTGAAAGGTGCAGTCTGTCGGATATAAGGACGTGCATCACTAATTGCATAGATAAACGGCATGCCACCTACAGCGACATCATATGCCACGTCAGTGTTCTGCCAGATAGCAGATGTAGCAACTACACCAACATCAACAGCAATGGCTCGCGTTGCACGACCTTCGGTAATATCACGACCAGCCACGTAGACTCCTTAGTCTTGTTGTTGTTTTTCTTTTGACTTTTGTTTAATCATATCTAGTGTCCAGTACATATCATAGTACCCAACATCTAGTGAGAATCTTTTAATGTGCTTTACTAATGCACCAGTGTGTGCGTATAGCGGGATACCTGCTTCTTGCATCTTACGGAAGAAGACAATGTCTTCACCCACATACTTATCGCCAACGTTTTCTTGTTCAGCAAACATAGACTGGTCAGGAAACTTCTCACGCATCTTAGGAATGATTGACTTGTGCATGAGCACAAAACCAAATCCTGCGCTGTCCACCTTAATGAGTTCATTATGTGGTAGTGGGTGTACATGCTGGATACTAAACTCATCTACATCAAAGAACAATGCTGGGTATGGCTTAGCCAAAGTACCCTCATTCTCCTTAGAAATGAAGTAAGTGCCGCTTACAACTGGCTTCCCAATCTTGTCAGCAGCGTCCCAGAGTTTAGCAACTACCTCCATGTTGACCACAATATCTGAGTCAATCCATAGTAGCCAGTCAGTTTTAATCTGGTCAGCCCAATAGTCAAACAGAACCTGGCGTTGCCTGCCAATCTGGTTGCCCTGCACTCGCATACTGTGGCTTAGTTGGATGCCGTTGTTAGCGCACTGTAGCGCTACACTAACGACACCTTCTGTGAACTTACCGTCTGTATTACCATTATCGCACCAGCCAATTGCTAGTGTTCCTTTGTTTACTTTGTTAGCCATTGTGTCCCCTATGTTTAAGGCAGTATAAGCCTACTTACAATATATCATAGCCTGTCAAGTTAATCAAGTATTACTCAGGCAGACTTGGTGTGAAGTGTTCCGCCTGTGCCTGTTGCTCGTCATAGGTAGTTTTATACATTGAAGTATATTCGCCGTTGCCTCGGTCAATAATGGCGTGAGTTACCATTTCACCATTTTGCTCAAAATCTACAAAAGATACATTGTCCATTTTATAGTTCCGCCGTAACTGCCACATAGGCTGAGGTAGAGTTGTTTGCCATAATTGTGTATGGCTGGTTAGTCGTTGCGCTGCCTACTGTTAAGTCAATAGATGCACTATTTTGTGAAGGTGAGTTTAATGCTGCTGCGGTTACAGTTTGTGCGTTGGTTGTAGTGAGTGTTGAAAACTCAACGGCAGTTGGATTGACCCGCATCGTTGAAGGCAACACTAAGCAAAACTCTAAGTTAGTTGTAGATGATGCTCTGGCTATTCCAAAACGGGCATAAGCCTGACTGCCAGCAGATGCACGATAGTAGTAACGCTGACAAGCGGCTAATTCTCCTTGGATAGTACCTGTTGCAGTTTGGAAAGCGGTAGCAACTGAACCTGCCTCAACCTGCACGCCCCAAAATCCGATAGTTTGATTAACTACGCCAATGCTGGAATAACTAGATACGGCAGTTCCAGCAGAAGTAAATAGACACAATCTTAAATAACTTGATGTGCCGATTGTTTTACCTGAAACAGATGAGATTGCAGCCGTTACTGTGTAACGCGCCCAAGATGTTGTGATTGCAGTTAAATCTCCAGCAGCCAAAACAACTGTTGCTGAACCACCTGAACCAAAGTTCTGTTCAAAAGCAACACCGACTTTTCCTGTGCCTGATGCTACCTTAGCCCAAAATGAAATAGTTACTGTTTGACCTGCAAATGTTCTGACATCTTCAATCTTTTGGTCAATCAAAGCAAAGTTTGCACCGCTTTGTCCTGATGTTACAACCTGTAAAAAGTTGGTTGATTCATAGCCTGCAACTGGTGCTGCGCCTGGTGTAAAAGCCTGAGCAGAATAAGTGACCGTGCCACCGCTAAACTCAGTTTTGTATCGGTCAAAAGTAAAAGTTGCACTTGATGTTGTGCTGCTAAATGCTCTTTGATTCACATTGAACGCACCGTTGATGATTGCGTTTTTACCTGCTGCGTAATTGCCTGTATAGCGCAAGCCTGTCGAAGTGGAACTATCTGCTACGAGGCTTTCACCGTTGTTGCCTACTGCTAGGCGGGCTGGTGTGTCAGCAGCCGTTGCAGTAATGATGTCACCCTTAGCATCAATGATAGTAGGGTTAACAGCAGTAGCCTGAGTAATGTAGTCAGGATGTCCGTGTCCACCTACTCCGATTGGATACCAAACATTGTCGGTTGCATCCCAGACATAGCCTGGTCTTGGTGTATTACTGATGGTTGCCATTAGTTAGTTCCTCCAAGGAGTAGTGCTGCTTCTTCTGCTGTAATACCTAGACGGGCAAAAAGTGCTGCTCTGGCTGCTGCTTTGTCTGCTTCTTGTTGTGATTTCAACGCACTATATTGAGCAAAGCCTGCTTCATAATCTTCTTTTGTTAATGGACGGCAACCTTCTAGAAACTCTATTCCTTCATAAGTATCGCCTATTTGAATATAGTTTCCTTCTGGGCGTAGAAATGCTAATACTCTATCGCTGGTGATGATTTCTGTATACATATTACGCACCTATTTCTAAAAGAGTAATTGTTGATAATCCGCTTCCAGGTTGAGCAACCGCAGTTCTACCTGAACCTATGTTTGTTGTTCCAATTCTTGTGGAATATGTGGTTGCAGATGTTGTTGCTGGGGCATCATAATAAACTACTGAGTTGAGTGAAGGACGATAAGCCCCGTTGCTACTATTAAGAAAATTGGCGTACCACTCATTTATATTAGTAGCACCCTTGAATAGACTAAACATTCCATTTACATCAACACTTGTTGCGTATATATCTGCAAGTTGCGAAATCAAAATTAAGATTTTTGAAGTGGCAAGAGTTGGCGTAATTGTTGCCGTTAATCCTGTTGCTACTTGAGTTCCTGCAGTGTTGGTCACAGTAGTTGATGTGCTCGCACCAACAACTTGTAAAACTTTGCCACCACCAGCAGGCGCTGACCAAGCAGGCACTCCACCCGATACGGTTAATACATTACCAGTAGAACCGATACCTAGACGAGCAGGTGTACCTGCAGCAGAGGCATAGTAGGTGTCACCCGTAGTTGTTAAAAGACCATCAATGTTTGCGACATCTCTTGCTCTTGTCATTTGTTATCTCCTAGTTTGTCAGTAATTATCTTAGTCAAGTGTTCCACTATGAAAGCAGTAACTTTGCTTCATCGGCAGTTATGCCAAGTTTGGCTAGTAGTGCGGCTTTGTCGGCAGTTGCCTTTGTTTCAGCATCATCAATGGCTTTTCTTTTTGCTTGCATCTTTTCAATGTTGGCAATTTCATCAGCCGTTGCATCTCGCTCAATAATTTCATTAGTGTCTGCATTATGTATAAGTGTTGTATATGTCATTTTTTACGCCTTTTGTAATCCATAGATGTAGATGTTGCCTGTGTTTGATGCGCCAAATATAAAAGTAATACCATCAAATTGCGTAGTATCCGATTGACTTCCTGAAACAATGTCAATAATAGGATTGCCGCTTGTAAAAAGACCATATGCCATTGAACCTTGCATTACTGTTCTTTTCGCTTCATTTGGTGACATTAAAATAAAAGAAGTACCAAGTGGCGGATTGCCCGATTGTGGAGATGAAGCAAACCATATTTCGTCAGTGCCTAAAACATCCACTCCCGCACCCACTGTGGTAACAGTTCCATAGATTCTTTGCGATTTATAGTTGGCTGTTGTGTCCGTTCCACTAGCCCTCAATCTGAAAGAAAGGTCGGCTGCTACCGCGCCTGTATTTACGGCATCAAAAACAATAAAATAATTAGCGTAAGTGCTGGTAAATACAGAATTGATATTTACAGTTGTTTGTCCTGCGAAGGCCGTTTTGCTTATGAAAGTTAATCCGCTTGATGCAACTGCAGGTGTTGCCCATTTCAAGCCTGTTGCCTCGGCACTATCCGCCACAAGTATTTGGGCATCGCTTCCAACGCCCAGCCTTGCTGGTGTATTAGCCGCTGTTGCGGTAATAATATCACCCTTGGTGGTAGTCAGAGTCTTAGGCACATAGGCTGCGTTAGCAGCCGTTGTAGTGATTGCATCAGTGTATGCCACCTGTAGTGGGCAGATAACTTCTACAATGTCTCCTGTTACTGTTGCTGCACTTAGGACAACACTTGTACCAGTAGTGGCTGTGTAGTCATTAACGCGAGAGAGAAGCACACCATTGAGGAATACTTCTTCATATCCTGGTGTGTAGGCAAGAACCGTAGTTCCGTCATCTGTACCAGTAAGAGTTGTAGTACCACCAGTAGGTGCTTTAGACCAGCGAGTTACTACTGTAGTTGGTGCAGTGCCATCTGTATCTATCCAGATTTGTCCATCTGGCGGAGATGTCGGTTCAGTAGGTTGTGCAAGAGAACCTGCAACTGGAGCCCAACTTGCGTCAGTTCCATCTGTTGTGAGGAACTCACCAGCGTTACCTGTCTGTGAGGGAAGGCTTACTGGGGCTGCTGCCCACTTAATTCCTGTTGCTGTTGCTGAATCTGCAGTGAGCAAATATCCATTTGTACCTACACCAAGTTGGTCAAATGTTCCTGCGCCAGTTCCTGCTAGTAAGTCACCCTTCGCATCAAATGATGCGGCGACTGCGGCTGCAGCAGAGGCTGCACTTGCCGCGGCACTTGTGGCTGATGTCGCAGCAGCGGTTGCTGATGTAGCAGCGCTTGTCGCGGAGGTAGATGCAGCGGTTGCTGATGCTGCAGCAGATGTAGCACTTGTCGCTGCAGCGGTTGCGCTAGCAGCAGCAGCACTTGTAGATGCCGCTGCAGATGCAGCAGATGTTGCAGCAGCAGTAGCAGAGTTTGCAGATGATGTTGCATATCCTGCAATCGTTGCTACTGAGTTAGCAGCAGTGGTTGCACTTGCTGCTGCAAGATTCGCATTATACTTTGCAGAATAGTCTGTTCCAGATACTGGAGTGACTAACTGAGTAGCCCAAGCATTGGCATCATTTTTATAAGTATTAGCAGCAGTTGCGCTGGTGTTAGCAGCAGTTGCGCTAACTCCTGCGTTAGTAGCACTTGATGCTGCTGCTGTTGCCGAAGTTGCTGAGGCTGTAGCAGATGCTGCTGATGCAATTGCTGATGTCTCTGAACTACCTGCAGATGTAGCAGCAGATGCTGCACTAGTAGCAGCACTTGCTGCTGAGGTGGCTGCAGATGTTGCAGAACCTAGAATGCTATCTACATAGTCTTTAGGGGTAGCAGATGATGTTGACATACCAGCAGATGAAAGACCAGTAATTACTGGAGAACCAGAGATAGTTGGGCTAGTTAAAGTCTTGTTAGTTAAAGTCTGGACGGCAGTAGCAATAACCACTGTGCCTGTTGTGTTAGGCATTGTGATTGTATTGTCCTGCGTAGGGTCAACTACTGTTAAGGTAGTTTCATAGTCGTCAGTAGTAGCACCTTCAAAGACAATGCTTGCATCTACTCCAGCACCTGAGATACTAGGGTTAGTGATTGTAGGGCTTGTAAGAGTTTTGTTGGTTAGTGTCTGGGTATCCGTAGTACCCACCACAGCCCCTGCAACCCCGTGTACGCCTGTTGTAGACTCAATGTGAACATTAGACTCACGGTAATCGCGGCCGATAGCCATGTGACGAACTACTGCGCCAGCAGAGTGAGCCTGGGCTGAGGAGCCATCAATAGCACGGGTTATTGTAAAGGTATTAGTCGATACCGCCGTGGCATCTACAATTTCTTCAAGTGCTGTATCTGGGTCGACTACGATAGTAAAGGTTGTTCCAGCAGGGATGGTTACACCACCCATAAGTGCTGTACCTGAAACAACAACCATTGTTGCTGCACCAGCGGTAACAGCACTTGTCAGTGTTGTTTGCTGAGAGCGAGAGGAGTAATTGCGTGTTGTCATTTATATTCCTATCGAGTATAATGAATTCGTGGCGGATATTGATTTTGCTGGGTACTGACTTCTTCGTTCATACGCTGTGAGTAAAGAGCAAAGAGTTGCTTTGTCGCAGATGCGCTCGCACCGTATGGGCGCTTGCCATCTGTTTCGTCCGCCTGTGGGCTAATCTGACCTGCACGTGCTGGGTCAAGGTAAGCCAATAATCTGTATGATGCACCCAAGATTGCAATGTCTCTTGCTGACTCAGGGTATCCTGTTACTGTTGTAAACACATCTGTGCCATTCTCCATAGCAGTTGGTGGTGTGGCATACATCACCTTTACTGTACGTCCTGGAGTAATGAAGTCGTAGATAGATACAGTCTGTGAGTTAGCACCCCAAGTAGTTACATCTGCGAATGGGTCGAAGTCCCAGCGACGAACACGAATCCATTCCTTAGAAGGACCTGTATCCTGCCATGACATAGTAAGAATGTTTTCAATGTTCAGGTCTTCAAACTCGTAAGTGTTAATTGCTGCATTGAAAGTAAATGTTGTTTGCTTGACAGACAATAGGCTAGCACCCATTGCTCGAATAGTATCGTTGATTGCCTTCTTAATTACATACCGTGGGAAGATAGGTGAGATAGTAACTTTAGCATCGGCTGCGTGCGTAGCAGCGCCTGTGCCTAAGTATCCACGTCCATATGGTGAGACGGTTGCTGTGTTGCCAACGCGGTCGAATGAATCAACCCACATAAGTTCTTCGTCAACTTCAAGAATACCTTTACCTACGTTGCTTGTGTCTCCAAGAGATAGGATTGTAGGGGCAGTACTTGGTGATGTGAGCGTAGTCACAGCAGTCTTTAAGTATGTTGAACGGTCCTGTTGGTAAGTATAACCTGAAAGGTTGATAAGGACTTCATCAATCATCTGTGCTAGAGTTGTCATAGGTCTATGCTCCTTAATGCAACAACGGCTGATAGTCCAGTAGTCTCCGCTAGTTCGTTACAGATAGCGTTCATCATCTTGTAATTGTTAGGCTGACGATTTGCTTCAGCCTTAATATTTAATGCTGCAATAATTCCTAAGCCACTAGTATCAGCATAGTTATTTGCTGCACCCTGCTCAGATTGATATGCATCTGGCGTGGGATATGTTCCACCGTTTGCAAGACGATTTAACTCATCAGCAAATGTGCTACCTGCTACTCCTGTTGCCATTACCACTTCACCTTATCTGCCCAGTATGCGGCACTCATCTTGCCCTTTGCAATGTTCTTTGCATGACGTGCTTTAAATGACTTCTGACGGGCAGTGGGCTGCCTATCACCAGTCACACCCTGTTGGCCAAAGCGAATAGTCTTAACCGTGCTACCTTCTTTAGCCACAACAACGTGTGACTTCTTTGGGTGGCTTGGTGTACGCTTAGGCTTGTTAAAGCCCGATACTCCTGCTCGCTTTAGTCTTGGGTCTGTCATTATTATCCTCTTGTGTATTTACCTTTTGAGTCAAACTTATCTGAACGTGTACCAGAACTTCCC